TTTAAAAAGACATATTTTCTTTATGGTATTGAAATGGATAAAGAAGAATGGATGGAAATTCGTTCTGAAAGAGAAGGTTTGCCTTGGTATAAAAACCCTGCAATGAGAGGTACTACTAGATTTTAATATGAGAGATTTAACCATAGAAGCTCAACCCTACACAGGCGAAATACATAAAAAAGCCTGGGGGTATGAGTTATGGGTTATTAATAATGAACTTTATTGTGGTAAATTATTAGTATTTGAAAAAGATAAACAATTTTCTATGCATTTTCATTTATTAAAAGATGAAGCCTGGTATATTTCAAAAGGTAAATTTTTATATAAATGGATTGATACTGAAAAAGCTACTGAACAAGAAACAGTAGTTAAAGAAGGAGATTGTATTCATCTTATGCCTGGGCAACCTCATCAAATGTTAGCTCTTACAGAAGGAGCTACTATATTTGAAGTATCAACACAACACTTTGATTCTGATAGTTATAGAGTTAAACCTGGATCATCACAAATATGAACATAGTATTTTGTCTCCCTGGTAGAGAATTTTCAAATAAATTTTTGAATAGCTGGACTAGTTTAATTCATAATATTCCTAAAGATTGGAAATGGGCTCATGTTACAGGTTATGTTCCTAACATTACTTATAGTAGACAATCTTTATTAGATCGAGCTAAAATGTTTAGACCAACCCACTATATGTGGATTGATAGTGACCAAGTATTTAACCCAAACCAATTCCTTCAATTAGCTAGCCATGACCTACCCATAATATCAGGTTTATATAAAAAAGAAAATTTGCCTGATCAATTTGCTGGTTGTAAATTGAACGGAGAAACATTAACTGTTGGTGATATAAAAGGGGTAGATAAACCAATAGAAGTATTAGCTAATGGTATGGGTTTTATGTTAGTTAAAAGTGAAGTATTTGATTTAATAGAAAAACCATTTGAATTTTTAAATGAACACCAATGGGAAGATTTTGGTTTTGCTGATAAAGCTAGAAAGTTAGGATTTAAATCTTATATTGATCCTGCTATTATAGTAGGACATGAAAAAAAGATAGTAATATGATTAAAAGAAAATATTTAAAAGAACATAATGAATTAATTGAGTCTCTTAAAGATCATTCACGAACAACATTTGTTCTAGAAATCAAACTAATAGGTACATCTAAACTTAAAGATCATTTAATTTATGAATGTAGATATCTTGACAATGGAATATTAAAAGAAGTTCCTATTGTTGCTCTAGATATGACTCAAGCTTTGGCTAAGTTAGATCCTTATGTAGATTCAGGTATCCCAGAACAAACTCTTGGGATAATGTTAGGTAATGAACGTTTTAATTCAATAGGTAAATTATGAAAATAGGTTTATGTGGTACTATGAGTGTAGGAAAAACTACGCTTGTTAATGCTCTTCAAGAGTTAGATTATTTTAAAGACTATAATTTCAGAACAGAACGTTCTAAAGAATTAATGGCACAAGGTATTCCATTAAATACTGATTCAACGTTATTAGGTCAAACTGTATTTTTAGCTGAACGAGCTAGTGAATTAATGCATGAAAACATTATCACAGATAGAACTGTTATTGATGTGATTGCGTTTACTCGTGCTTCTAAATCTATAAATTATGTAGATAAAGAAGACTTTACAGATTATGCTAAAAATTTAATCTCTTATTATGATTATATTTTTTATGTATCTCCTGAAGGTGTAGAAATTGAAGATAATGGTATTAGAGAAACTGATGTTAAATACAGAAAAGAAATAGATATGATTATTGATCATACAATTATGAGAAATCGTCATAGAATTAAAAATTTAATTAAAATTAGTGGTTCTACAGAAGAACGAATAACTCAAATCATAAATAGTATCAATTCTTAACATATTTATAATAAAACATATATTATAATGAAACGTTCAGATTTATCTTCTCAAATTAAAGAAATGATTGTAGATGTACTTTCAGAAGTATCTCAAGATGATTTAGACACAGCTAAAGAATATAATGCTGAGTTAGAAAAAACTAAGGAACTAACATCAGATCTAGGTATAACTGAAGATGATGAGGAACCATCAGCTAAAGATCTTAAAAAAAGTGATTCAATTTCTACTATTTCTCGTAAATTACAGGATACAACTAAAGAAATGAAAACTACAGTTAATAAATGGAAGAAGGCTGAAGGAGAAGATAAAAAAAGATTATTAGCTCGTTTAAAAGAACTAACTAAAATCAAGAATGAACTTGAAGGGCTTATTTAAAAATATACAGACTTTACTAATTGTAGTACTAGCAGTTTTATTGTTTTTTTCAAGAAGCTGCTCTTCTACACCTCCGGTAGACTCTGAAATTATTACAGAAATAGTTACCCAATGGGATACTGTAAAAGTTACTGAAAAAAGAATATATACCTAAATATATTCGTAAAACAGTAGTAAACATTGATACATTCCAGACGCCAATTGATACTATTTCTATTTTAAAAGATTATTATGCAAAGTATTTTTATACAGATACTATTAAAATTGATACTCTTGGTACTATAGTAATAAATGATACAGTTACTCGTAATTTAATATCAATAAGAGATGTTCAATCCAATATATTCATCCCAACAACTACAATTACTAATACTATTTACCTCAACAAACGTGAGTTTTATGGGGGTATTTCGATAGGTGGAATGATTAACCCTGTTCAAGATGAATCTCCAATTAATCATGTTAGTGGAGAATTATTATATAAAAATAAAAAAAGACAAATATACGGTTTTGGTTTAGGAATAGATAAAGATTTCTATCCTATTATTTCAGGCCGTATGTACTGGAAAATAGGTAAATGAGTCAAGATTTAAGAAAAATAATTCAATCTGAATACGTTAAGTGTGCTGCTGACCCAATACACTTTATGAAAAAGTACTGTTTTATTCAACACCCACAACGTGGGCGTATTCCTTTTCATTTATATCCGTTCCAAGAAAAAGTATTAACTTTATTCCAAGAAAATCCTTATTCAATAATACTTAAATCTAGACAGTTAGGTATTTCTACTTTAGGTGCTGGTTATTCTTTATGGTTAATGTTATTCCATAAAGATAAAAATATACTTTGTATTGCAACAAAGCAGGATACAGCTAAAAACATGGTTACGAAGGTTAAATTCATGTATGAAAATTTACCTTCATGGCTTAAAATAGATGCACCTGAAAATAATAAATTAACATTACGATTAAGTAATGGATCACAAATCAAAGCAACCTCAGCATCAAGTGATGCAGGTAGATCAGAAGCAGTTTCTCTTCTATTAATTGATGAAGCAGCTTTTATTGATAATATTGGTGAAATTTGGGCTTCAGCTCAACAAACATTAGCAACTGGTGGTGGGTGTATAGCATTATCTACCCCTTATGGTACAGGTAACTGGTTCCATCAAACATGGGTTAGAGCAGAAAATGCTGAAAATGATTTTTTACCCATTAAACTCCCTTGGTACGTTCACCCTGAACGTGATCAAACATGGAGAGATAGACAAGATGAACTTTTAGGTGATCCTAGAATGGCAGCACAGGAATGTGATTGTGATTTCAGCACCTCAGGTGATACTGTGTTTTATGCTGAATACTTAGAATTTTATGAACAAACATATATTAAGGATCCACTTGAAAAACGAGGTGCTGACCAAAATCTATGGATTTGGGAACCTGCCGATTACTCAAGATCCTACCTTGTTGTTGCTGACGTGGCTCGTGGTGATGGTAAAGACTACTCTGCGTTTCATGTTATTGACATTGAAACAAACACTCAAGTGGCTGAATATAAAGGCCAACTTAGTACTAAAGAATATGGTCATTTATTAGTTGGTATAGCTACTGAGTATAATGAAGCATTACTTGTAATTGAAAATGCTTCGATTGGTTGGGCAACTATCCAAACAGTAATAGAAAGAGGATATAATAATCTATTTTATTCAAATAAGAGTGATTCCTCAATGAGTGATTCGTATTTTGACAAATATATGGATACATCTAAAATGGTAGCTGGTTTTACAACAACATCTAGAAATAGACCTATGATAGTAGGTAAATTTCAAGAATATGTTAATGGTAAAGATGTTACTATTCAATCAAAACGTTTACTTGAAGAGATGAAAGTGTTCATGTGGAAAAATGGACGACCAGAAGCTCAACAAGGTTATAATGATGATCTTGTTATGGCCTTTGGTATTGCTATGTTTATGAGAGACACTTCATTTAAATTTAAAACACAACATTTAGAGAAATCTAAAGCTGTTATGAATAGCATATCAAGAAACACAACACCATTTGCAGGGGGATATGGTAACAGTAATAATGTTCAAAATCCTTATGAAATAGAAAATCCATATGGTGGAAAAGAAGATATTAGTTGGCTTCTATAAATTAGATAATATTTATAATAATAATACAAACCCATGGCTGATACTAGCTTATTTAAAAGATTACAAAGATTATTTGCTTCTGACGTAGTAATACGAAATGTAGGAGGTAATCAATTAAAAGTAGTCGATACAGACCACATCCAAACTTCTGGAGAATTTGAAACTAATGCTTTAATGGATCGATTCTCAGGAATCTACCAAAACCCAGCTTCAACTTCTCTTTATGGGGCCCAGTTCAATATGAACTATCAATATCTGAGAACATTTATTTACTCAGATTATGATTTAATGGATACAGATGCTATTATAGCTTCTGCTCTTGATATTGTAGCTGACGAATGTACTCTTAAAAATGATATGGGGGAAATCCTTCAAATTAAATCATCTGATGAAGATATTCAGAAAATTTTATATAACTTATTTTATGATGTATTAAACGTTGAGTTTAATCTTTGGGCTTGGACTCGTCAAATGTGTAAGTACGGTGATTTTTTCTTAAAACTAGAAATTTCAGAAGAATTTGGTGTATTTAATGTAATCCCCTATTCAGCATATCATATCGAAAGACAAGAAAATTTTGATCCTGAAGCTCCATCAAAAATACAATTTAATTACAACCCAGAAGGAATTTATGGTGGTTCTTCTTCTGGTTATTATGCAGGACCTAATAATTCACAAGGAAATGCTAGTACTATAACATTTGATAATTATGAAATTGCTCACTTTAGATTATTATCAGATGTAAATTATCTTCCATATGGTCGTTCATATATTGAACCCGCTCGTAAATTGTATAAGCAATACGCATTAATGGAAGATGCAATGTTAATTCACAGGATTGTTCGTGCACCTGAGAAACGTATTTTTTATATTAATGTAGGTGCAATCCCACCTAATGAAGTAGAGAATTTCATGCAGAAAACAATTTCTACAATGAAACGTACTCCATTAATGGATCAGAAAACAGGTGAATACAACCTAAAGTATAACATGCAAAATGTAATGGAGGATTTTTATATCCCTATTAGAGGTAATGATCAAGCAACAAAAATTGAT